GCTTCTCGCGCTTTGTAAGTCACTTGATCTTCCTTCCACCACTGTGAGGCAAATGACGTTCTCTCATCTACTTTTGCAGTGCCGAGACAGGAGTGATAATGGTCAAACCCAGCCTCCTTGCAAATAGTGAATATCCCTGCCCGTCGCGCTTTCTCTGTGCGCTCCTTGTCCGATCCCCATACGTGATACCAGGGCAGGCCAAGCCGTCCCCCCGCTGTGGTTTCGAGGTGAGCGCGGGTGAATGCGAACAGCGTCGCTGTGCTCATTTTGTGATGAGGGTCATATAAACCGACAATGCCCTGGTTGGGATGGGCCAATATTGCATCTAGCCAACCAGCGTGAAACACAATGTCATCCGTGCCCGTCACGATCCAGTCACCCGTCGAGGCTTCGTAACCGCGTTGAAACTTCTGTTGTGGATGACCATCCACATAGGTCTCCGGCATAACCACGACGTTAAAAATAGCGAACCTGGACAGAGAATTCAATAGGTCGCGGCTCTCGGCATCTGGCGCATCCAGTACCGGGACAATCTCAACCCGATGATTTCTGGTCGTCGCCAGCACAGAGACGATGACACGCAGTAAGCCGGCAGGGCGACCACGCGACGGTATGATAATTGACACGAGCGGGCTACTCATTCTCTAGCTCCTCCCATTCCCCAGCGTGCCAAGCAAACCAGTCGTGCATCGCCGCCGGGTGGCAGCCATCATAACGAGATACAAAGCCCTTTTCCATCTGATGCGTCAGCCGGAAGTCGTAGGGAACAACCTCCGGTATATGCCCATCTTCTAGCCCGCCACCGTCTGCATACCACGCGCCCTGTTTGGCCTGGCTGATTGCCAGCGCCCGCGCCGATCTGCACCAACCGTAGTGCATCATCGGAAAGCCCACCGTGATGATACCGGCGGCGGGTATGTGCGCGTTGCGCTCGCCTCCATAGACCATTTGGCAAGCGGCGCGTTGGGGAGTTGCATCTGAGCACCAGTTGCGCATCCTGAAACCGATGGAGCGACGGCCCAAGCGCGTGTTGTGAGTAAGCGTGAAGGCGGCACGATAGCGGGGTGTAGCATAAAGATGGACAAACGGAAAGCGAATCATCTCCACGTCGGAGCAATCCATCAGCGCCCGAAGCTCTAGCGCATTGTCTTCGTGTATCGCCTCATCCGCATCGTGAAACATCAGCCACTCGGCGTCAGTCGCCTCTGCTCCCCAATCCCAGCACCGTTCCTGCCAGGCGCGGTCGAATTTCCATTCTCGCTCGACTACGATGATGCGCTCCGGCCCAAACGCCCTTTGCAGCGTGTGTACCAAATCAAGCGTGTGGTCGCAGCTATTGATATCCACAACCACGACCACCTCATCACAGATAGAAAGCGCGGAGGACAAAGCAGCATCCAGGGGGTAGTCCAGAATGACCACGTTGGAGGCGCGGAAAAGGGCGGCTGATTTATCCATCATCCTATCCTCAAAAAGCCACTCAGCAGCAGCCGTGTGAATTGCGCTACCTGCAACGGGCCAATCATCGCCGTCAGGCCACGTCGCGCGCTGCGGGCTTCATCTCGAAACTCGTCCAGTATCTCTTGCGCATTGTCCACCATCTCGTAACGATATGAGCAAAGGCAGTGGGGGTGGAGGGGTATCTGATATTGCGCTGGTATCTCTCCCGCCGGCCACGATCCGGCGGCGGCGGCAACGTCGCAAATATCATACTTGGGATGCGAGGGAGACAACACCACCGACATACCCTGGACGAACGGATTTAACGCCGCGCTCATCTCGCTGGCCTGAGCAGCGGCGCGGGTGATCTCTGTGCGGGCCAAGCGCATCGCGTCGTAGCTGGCGTCCGTGCCGTAGGGGGCGTGGGTGCGCAGCTTCCGGTTCGGCAGAAGGAAGGTCTCAAGATCACGCGCTATCCTCAATGCCCCGTCGCCGGCGGCGATGCGCCGCTCCAAGAACAAGTCGAGGCGACGTCGCGTGTTGCCTGCCGTGCGCCAGATTCGCTCAGAGAGAGTATAGCCGCGCGGGTCTACCCACAAATGAGGCGGGTCGTAGTGCGCCAGCGGGTTGGGGCGAAAGACAACCTGCTCGCTCACTTGCCGCGCCTCCACGAACGGGTTGAGGCGCGCTGTCTGTAGCGCACCAACAACGTCGGGCGCTTTGCGTAGGTGGCGGCGCAAAATAGCAGCCTGTTGCTCTACCGCGTTCTGCGTGGCAGTCTCGATTCCGTCCCATAGGGTGCGGACGTAGGGGGAGAGAGGGAATACCGAATCATTGCTCAGGGTGGTGAATGGCGCGTAATCGCCTTCTTTGTTGTGACCTAAGAAAAGGCGCATCACCAGCGGCGCGACCGTTGTCTGAATAGCGTAGGAGGATGACTTGGGGACTATCCCGTCTGGCGCTGCCCGCTGTGTAACCTCTCGCGCAATGCGGGCAGCCAGGTCGGAGAATAAGCGTGATATCTCGCGTTCATTTTGGCGCATTACCGCCAAGAACCGGCTGCGATAACTGGCGGCCATTATTCCTGTACGCCCTCCTCATCGCCACCTGCGCTTATCCCGAACTGAAACCCGGCCTCATCTGGAAACATCGCCTCGCGCCGCTCGTCTGATTCAGCTTGCGCCAGGTCAGCCTCGGCTTGCGCGTCGTCTACCAGGTGTAACAGTTTAAGCGCGGTCACGCGGCGAATCAGGTCGTTGTCCAGCGCAAAGCCCAAGCGTTGCAGTGTAATTTCATCGTCCTCTGGTATTAAATCGGGCCATTCGAGCGCTAGTGGCCCAACGGCGATTTGCGGATCCGTGAGCGCTTGCGTCTGTAGCCAGATCGTGCACAGCTTGACCAACCAGCCGCCGGCCGCCGCCTGTTGCGCCTCGATGTCCTTGACCCACTGTTTTAGCTGTGTCTCGGAGGTGGCGCGGGCGCTGGTCAATTCGCCGCCCCAGATAAACTCAGGTATCCCTGTGCGATTCAAAAGCAACAGGAACAAGGTTCGGAGCGCGTTGCTCGTGTCGGTGGTGAATCCAGTCGGGGGGGCAAGCATCGAGGCGCTGCCACCCTTGCCCAGAAAGAAGACAGAATTTTGATCAAGGTCAACTTGCGTTCGCGTGACCGTATTGCCGTCCTTGTCGGTGTAGGTCTCATCCTCTGCCGGTTGGTTGGCCTCGATAGTGGCGTTGATGTCCTCTAGCCCGGCAAAGATGGGAATGGGGTTGCCGAGCAGCTTCGCGCCGTCAATCTGTTTGTATGCCACGTCGTCATACTCGCTCAGGAGTGACAACAAATCTTCGTGGATCGGGTGGCCGTTGGTCTCGTTGCCGCTGCGCCCGTGCGCTAGGTGGACGACGGGGATTCGGCCTATCAAGTTCTGGAACGTCTCCTCGCTGATGATCTGCGCGCCCTTCTTCACCGTCACGGTGCGGCGGGTCGGCTCGTAGCGATCTATGACAGTCTCGCCTGCCTGTGTTTTGATTTGGATTTCCACCGCCAGCATTTGATGGTAATCAAGATCATCGCGCTCAACCGTCACGGTGTCGGGAGAGGGAATAGATAACGTGCCGTCAGTGTTGACGACAATGTATTGGTCTCCAAGCCCCATCGCGTCTTGGTAGACAGTCATTGCTAACGCGCCCGATTCGTCATCATAGTCTAGTCGGCTCGCGTCATCGTCCATCCCTGCGTCGAGCAAGCCACCGACGAACTCGGCTAATCGGGTATTGGTATAATCTAGCGTGTCCTCGCCGTAGGCCCCATCGTCTCGAAGCGCAACCGTCACGCCGCCGCCGAATACCCACGTCGCAAACTTATTCTCAATGGCCGGGCAAAACAAGCCGCTCAGAGTATAGCCGGCGGCCTTGCCGCGCCGCAATCTGTCATAGAACTCATAATCGGGTATAGTCGCGTCTACCGTCTTGACATACGAGCGAAACTTGTACAGCGTCGTCTGCGCAGTCGCCACGACGTAGCGCCCGATCAATTCAGAAATGCGCCGCGTGGAGGGCGGCGCGAATCTGCCAAGCATTTTTTGGAATCTGCCCTTGTTACCTTCTGTTACGGTTGCCATTGCGCTTACCCTTTTCGGCCCGCCCTCGGCTGCCGTATAGATTGGTCGTCAGTCGTTTCATCGTCGCTGGTCGGTTTGCCGCCTCATAAGCCAGCGCCAGCGAAATAACCATATCATCGTGGAATCCTTCCGCTGCCCTATACTGCCACTTGCCCGATGGTGTCCGCTCTGCCTCGAAGCTCTCTAGCTCGGCAAGCAATGTGTCGTCGTCGGGAATGATGATTTGTTCCCGCTCAAATGCCAGTTGCAGGGCAACGACGATTTCCTGCTTGCTTTGGTTCGTGGTCGTGAACCCCCGCACCGGTAAACCCTCGCTCTGCAATTGCTCAATATTCGGACCGCCGATGCTATTAGCCTCTGCCAGAATATGGCCCACATCCCACTTCTCTGCCAGTGCCGCCAGTCGCCCGCGCTGCACATCCCATCCGATCTGGTTGAACCTGTCAATCTCGCACACCTGGGCAGTGGCGCTATCCATCACCGTGAGCACAGTAAAATCTTTTTGCTGTGCCCAATCCACGCCCATCACGTAACGGCGGTTGGGGTCTGCTTGCGCGGGTGGTATACCAATACACGCCCGTAAGTTGCGAAACACCAAGCCAGCGTCTTCGACGAACTCGGCCAGATACTCTTGCCTAAATGTCTGCTCTGGCAATGTTGCCCGCGCTGCCTCGATCTCGCCTGCTTCGATGTATGGATTGGCGCTCGTTGGAAACGACCAGGCCGCCCATTCGTCATCCGTCGCTGCCCGCTGATACATCCGCCAGAACCAATTACGGCCGGCTGGCGTACTTATGAACATCCCTCGGCCTAGCCTGTCTGAAAGCGCGGGACGGAGCGCCTCCGTCCAGGCGCGCTCGCGGATGTAAGCGCACTCGTCCATCACGATAAAGTCCAATCCCTCACCGCGTAGGCTGTCCGGGTTGTCTGCCGATCTCACCGCAACCCATCCCCCGCCGGGGAATATAGCCTGGCGCTCAACCTTGCGCAATTCAGCGCCAGCTTGTGAGGCAATGCGCCGCAAGGGTCGCCAGGCGACCTCACTCATTTTATAAGTGGGCGCGACCCACCAGGCCCGCCCACCTTGTGCGGCTACATCCAGGCACTCATTCACGCCGAGGCGCGTCTTGCCCCAGCGCCGTCCACAGGCCAGCACCTTGAACCGGGCCGGGTCGTGGTGCACCTCAGCTTGTCCAGGGTGGGGATTGGCGTCAATCTGTACTATCGGCATTATCCCATTTTACGACGATGCCCCCGCCGTGCTCTAATTTCGTCGGTGCATCCAGCCCCAGCATTTCCCTCATTGCCTTAGCCACGTGTCGCGCCTCGGATAAATCGCCTGCACCCATTGCTTTACGCAGTAGTTCTTCGTAAAGGAGAAGCAATTTACCTATCCACTCATCGCGGCTTTCATCGCGCTTGTCGCGGTACTCCTGTCTCAACTGTTGCACATCAGCATTGATTGTACCGAGAGCGTAAGGCTTGCTAGTGCGGGGGTTTACGATGCGCGGGGCACCCTGCCGGTGCTCACCAGCCAGAAATGAACAAATCTCCCTCTGCGTGATGCGTGGACGAGCGGCAAGCAGGGAAGCCACCCATTGCTGTCTCAGTTCTCGCCCTATCGCGTCACCCTCATTCCTTGGCATTGTTCAGTCCTTATGTGTTCGACTTATCCCAAATTTATCCCAAATTCCACCTAGATACATTATGTCAACAAGGCTGGCTCAATTCCCAACCCGCGCCGTTCGTTATTGTGGGCCGCCACGATTGTAGTGCCACTGCCCAGAAACGGGTCAAGCCATGTATCACCCACCTCTGAATAGGCACGGACAAAGAAATCAGGGAGAGCGACGGGGAAAGCGGCGGCGTGTCCACCATCCACCACAGTATTTTTACCACATTTCAAAACATTGCCTGGCCACGCCACGACACGCGGCCACCATGCTCTCACGAACGGCTTAAACTCAAACCGCGTTGTTTTAGCGTCCGTTCCACAAAAACCATAATCGGAGTGCAACCAACGAGGATCACTAATTCACTAGCTGCTACTGTGCCAGCCAGAAACCAGAAACCGCCGAGATCGAAAGCCACTAACATCACGCCTACCGCCGCCCCCGTTGTCAGCGCATAGACAATCATCGCCAGCGCAGGCCATCGTTCACGCAGCACAAAGCGATAAAATGCCCAAGCCAGCACGCCTCCCGCTATGTCGGTGAGGGGCATCCAGACCAACTCCCACGGCCCGACGAACGGGCTAACCATATTGGCAAAGAAAGTGCCCATTCCAATGCCAAGGGCAAGCCAGGGGTTAAACAGCACGAGCACCTTTAGCCCCTCGCTCACTCGAAACTGGATAAAACTGTAACTAATAGGTGCAACACCAACAGTCAGGACAGCATATAGAGCCGCCACGATTGCCACGAGCACCACCCTACGGGTCGTAAACTTCATTTCACTGCCTCCTTGTTTTTTTCTAAAGCGGGTGACTGCGACCGCCATTACTCACTCTCTGTTGTATTATTTCCAGCGTAAAGCTCGTTTATCTTTGCGCCAATGGCACCAAATGAAATTGCTAACGCTACATAACACGGATTGTTGATATGCCCCAGTCCTATATTCTGTAGCTTTTCATTTTCTCCATTCGGGGTTATAGCCATCCCAAATTTTCTGGCCTGAAGCCCAATGTAATTGTTATCCAAACTCACCACGTCGTCACCGAGTTGAGCCATGTGTGCAAGTTGCGCTTTCCAGCTTCCACCGAGCAAATGCACGCGCCGCCCTCTGAACATCTCCACTGGTAACGGTGTTCCGCCGTGCGAAGTCGGCACAGAATAACCCAATACAAACCGTTCCGGTATCTTGTCCAAACAATCATATTTTGGGATGACGATAGCATTCTCGGCGTATTGCTCAATCTCCTGTGCCCAACCCATTACTTGCTCAAAGCTATGCCAAGCCACATTGGCTCGGGCGCATTGTTCTTTAGTCATTATATCCATTACCGTCGCGTATTTGGGAGATAAATCACGCACCGCCTTCAGATGTACAACGTGATCGTAATCAAAGTAATTATTGTCGATAAATTCCACCCTGTGGTTTTCATCGCCTCGCAAACAATAAGGGCAAAGTGTATAAGATGCCGATTGGATACCATACTTCAGCCCAGCGCGCACAGCCAGGCAGCAAGTTGCATCCGCGCTCTGCAAAGTATAAATCACATCGAGAGGCAATTGACGGGGATTTGGCAAGGCATCTTTCCCAACTGCGAGGAAGCCATCTCCCAGTCCTAACTCCTCCAGTACCCCTTCATCAATCCCCGGAATCTCTAGCGGATCATCGAAGTCATCGAGCAAATCGCCTAGAGCGTCAAAATCGAAAAGCGCAGGCTCATTAGCTGTGAAATTGTCGGCGGCCATCAACGCCAACGCCTGCTCGCGGCTCAGGTCGGAGCGGTCGTTGACGAGGATGGTCTCGTCGCCGCGCTTCTGAGCGGCAAGCCAGAGGCCGTGACCGGCGATGATGTACAGCAGCCCGTCGTCGGGATCGCGCCAGGCGACGATGGGTTTGTACTGCTCGAAATCATCCAGTGACTGCTCTAGCTCCCCGACTTGCCGCTCGCTGTGAGGATTGTAGTTGCGCGGATGGGGGCGGAGGGCGTCGAGCGGTTTTTCGATCAGGTTCATATCGTCTCTCCAAACCTCAAAGCGGCCTCTACTTGCTCGACGCACTGTATCGGATCCGCCTCTAGCATCTGCGGCGAGTAGTGCATCACCCGCCAACCTGCGACTGCCGCCAAGTTCATCTTGTGGCAGTCGCTGTCGCGGGCGTGGCGACCACCGCCCGGCGCATACTGGCCGCCGTCAATTTCGATTGCCAACCGTTGGGCAGGCCAGGCAAAGTCAAAGCGATGCTTGGTCTCACCGAATTGATATTCGTGCCCGTCCAATTCCCGGCATACCGGCAGCGGCAAGGCATCTTCGGCCCATCGCCGCCAGTGAGTGAGGAAAGCCCGCTCTCCATCGGGCGGTTGCATCACAGTCAAAGGTCACTCCGGGAAGCGGCTTTCTCCACGCCGCACCTCCCGCCGCATATCGCGCAATGCGAGCAACCACACAACGATAATTGACGCACCGACGCCCAGGGCGAGGCCAACGGCAAAAATATCAAGCGTTGTCATTCGTCTTCCCCTTCTCCCCCTCCGACCGCCTGGTACATCATCTCGATCATATAGCGCACGGTGGCGCGGTCAAGCGGCGCATTTTCTGTTTCACCCGCCGCCAGATCGCGCGCTCGCTGTGCGTCAAATCGGTGAGCGTCGGCGCGGCCCTTGAGATACGCCTGCATCACGGGCGTATCCCGGCGGACTTGCTGCTCACAAATCTCTCCCCACCGTTGGCACAGTGCGGCCAGCTGGCGCAGACGAGTGGGTTCGTCCACGCTGCCGGCTGCGCTCTTGCGCACGGCAGCGTATTCTGGCGAGGGGATGTACTCTGGTGCAGACTCAGTCATTGCGAGAGTTGGGCGGGCGCGGGGGGAAAGGAGAGAAAACCCCCGCGCCCGCCCTGTCCCGAGATGTCTAACTCTTCAGGGCCGCGCCTACGCGCTTGATGAGTGCGTAGTACCCACCCACGCTGAGCGTCGCCGCCAGCGCGTAGATGGCGGACCCCACCCATTCCATCACGGCGGGGGGAATCAGGCCCTGCACGTCGGCGGTGTAGACGCCGAAAAGTACAAAGCCCGTTAAAAGCAAAATCCCGACCTTGGCCCTTTCGTCCAAGTCGGGAAAAAATTGTTTTATCGCCTCCACCACGCCGGGGATCAGAGCAAGTAAGCTGATACCGTTAATCTCCACGTCGAACATTTTGCACCTCCATAGCAAACGAGACTACATTTGTGTAGTCTCATTTTACCACACGGAAGGCGATTTTGTCAACTCGCCGACGAGCGGCATAACGACCGCATTTCTGCCGCCTGCGGGCTAACGCGGGT